GGGTCGTTGGTCGGCAGGCTGGTGTACGCGCTCCCGAAGGGGTTGAGGATGTCGTAGGTGCGGCGGCGCGCGGCGCGCTGCGCGCAGCCCCAGACGCCCAGCGCCGCGAGCCCGCCGAGCGCGACGAGCGCGAGCACGCCGCCCAGCGCCACGAGCCAGGGCGCGAAGCGGCGCGCGGGCGCCGGGGCGCTGGCGGGCTCGCCGCCGCCGGGCGCCGCGCTGGGGCCAGGGCCCTCCGCGGCCTCGGGGCGCGTGTGGTCCACGACCGCGCGCACCAGGCGGTCCGAGGTGGCGACGAGGCTGTAGTCCCAAGCCTCCACGTGGCCGTTGTACTGCAGCACGAAGACGTAGAGCCCGGCGGCCGCGGCCGGCGCGTCCGCGAAGACCAGGTCCGCGCCGTTCTCGGCGGGGCGCGCGTGCGCGCCGGGCGCCGTGTAGGAGGCGCCCTCGCACTCGCGCGGCCAGCGCGCGCCGGCGGCCGGGTCGCACCGCGGGTACAGGCGCCCGTACACGGTCTCGGAGCGGTACGGCGAGGCGAAGCTGCAGCGCGCGTCGACGGGGTGCAGGCAGGCGGGCGCCTCGGGGTGGAAGATGCACGTCTCG